ATTTAATTTGGCTGATTATTGGACTCCTAAAGAAGCTCCTACAACTACAGAAGAAGATAAAACTCAAGAAGGTACTCCTGGAAGAATTGGAGATTGGGATCCTTCAAGATTTGGAGAATTAACACCTCCTCCTCCTTTTGTACCACCACCACCTCCTCCTCCAAAACCAAGACCAGGACCAAAAAAACCTCCTCCAACAAGAAAAGGAAGTAGAAGAAAACTACCTAAAGGAAAAACAAATTTATTTGAAGATGAATTTAAAGAGAGTAAAAAGAAAAATATTTTCCCTTCTAAAGTCCAATGGAAAGAGAAGAATAAATATATTACTTACAATCTAAATACAGGTAAGAAAAAAGAATTTGATAAACCTCAAGGTATCGGAGTAAATCAAGGTACTACTCCAGAAGAAACTTTAAAAGTAATTCAGAAGAAAAACAAGAGACCAAAATTTGTATCAACAGTTCTTGGATCACTTCAAATTATTGTATCAAGTCCAGAAGTAGTTACTTTGAGAAGAATTAACAAAATGAATAATATAAATAGAAAATTTAATTTTAGGAGATAAAAATGAAAAGAGAAAAAAAATTTAAATTACCGGGTATACGTTTTCTAGCTAAATTGCCAGAAAGAGAAAGAGAAAATAAAATTAATGAAATTTTAGAAGAAAGTAAAAAAAGAGGAACTATAGATAGTCCTTATATTCTTAACATGAAAAAAACATTTATAAACGATGGGTATAAAGGATTTTTTTTGACTAGAGAAGAAATAGCAAAAGAATTAAAAAAAATATCAGCTAAACAAGATCAATTCAAAATAGAAGGATCTAAAATAATTAGTGCGCCAAAAAGTTATAAATTTAGGAGATAGAAAAATGTATACAACAGAATTTCAAGAAATAGTAATATCTTTAGGTATTATAGCTTGTGTAACACTTTGGTTTATTCAAGGCAGCATCTTCTCTTAACACCAAAGTTATACTTCTAAAAAGGTACCTTAATTGGTACCTTAATATTTATCTTAGTAAAAATTTTTTAGTTTGATTTATACTAGATTTATATATAAAATTTGTGGTACCCCCACTAAGAACTAATGGTACCCCGTATAAGTATAGTCAATTTATACTGAAATTATACTAAAATAATAGAATTTCTTATATTCTATTTTTATACTTAGAACATCAAAGTTATATTTCAAAAGTGGTACCTTAAGTGGTACCTTAAGAAATTGAATGAATTTTATTCATAGCTGCTTTTATTTCTTCTGGTGTATGTGAATAATAAATCATAGTAGTTTTAATATCTTCATGGCCCATAATGTATTTTAATTGAACTATATCTACACCTGCATTTACTGCATTTGTTGCAAAAGTTCTTCTAAATTTTTTAGTTTTTCCTGCATCTCCAGTATCTTCAATATAAGTATTTTTGAAAGCATTTTTTAATAATTTTCCTACTGCATCAGAATCCATAAATTTATCATTATTTGTTTTTCTTTCGTAAAATCCAGATCTATTTAAAATCAAAGAATCTTTATTTATAAAACTTAAGTTTTTTTCTTCGAAATTATTTAATATTTCAAGCATATTATTAGGTATGTATAAAATTCTATGACCTGCAGAAGATTTTGGAATTTCTTTAAATTCTCCATATACACAAACTGTTCTAATTTCTAAAGTTCTATTTTTTTTATTAAAATTTTTCCATTGTAAACCAAGAGCTTCTTCTGGTCTTAATCCGAAACCATGAGTTAATTCAACGTACATTTTTAAGTTAGGTGTAGGTAATTTATCTAAAGTAGAAAATATAAATTTCATATCTTTTTCATTCCAAGCAGTAGGTTTTTCTGTTATTTTTCCAGATTTGATTTTCTTTTGATTTTTTTTAACTTTATATATATTATTTATTGCTTCTTGGCTAAAATAATTTTCTTCAATTCCATAATTTAAAATCATATTAAGTTGTATATATTTGCTCTTGATAGTGTTTTGAGTAGGCAATGATCCATTAGGAGTTAGATTATTAGCTATAAAGTTTTGAATTTCAGTTAATTTTGAAGTTGTACATAGAGTATCCAATTTAACAAATCCATATTCTTTTTTTATAGAGTTGAATATTTTTATTCTTTGCTCTAAAGATTTTTTAGAAATAATTCTTGGTACATCTTCTAATTTTCTTTTTTCATAAAATTCTTCTGATAAATCAGATAAAGTTATAGATTTTGTTGGATTATCTCCATTTTCTATAAATTCATTTAATTCTAATAATTTTAATATTGCTGCAGTTTCATTTTCAGCTAATGCAGTTCTTATTTTTCCTGTTCTTGGATCTGTTATAGATTTTACTCTCCATTTATTTTTAGATTTTTCAAAAAAAATTCTTCCGGGAATTGTACTTCCTTTTCTATAACCTTTAATTGCTATTTTAGTTTTCATAATTTTCTCCTTATGCTTGACCTATTGGCAGGTCTTTATATGTAGTGTTTACACCTTTTACTAATACAGGTCTTATAATCTGTATAACCATACCTTTATATTCATTTTCTTTTAGTTCTCTTTTTATTGGTGTCTGTAGATGATTCTTAGTAAAATTATTTGCAAATAAAATTTTTCCAGATTCTGTTTTTTCAAATCTTATAATCATAGCTCCAGTTTCATTATTAAAATGATCTCTTTTGTGATTTTTTCTATATACAACTCCAATACCTGTATCAACTGGTAAATTAGGATCTACTACTATACGATCATTAGCTAATACATCTGGATATAAATTATTTGTTTGAACTTGTACCATATATAAATCTTTACCATGTTTAGAATAATAATCTCCAGACCTTAGAGCAAAAGCTATTGATTCTTGCTTTGGGAATTTTGGATTAAATAATTCTCTATGTGAATAACAAGGTATTTGAACAGGTAAAATATTTAATAATTTCTTCTTTATATTTTCAATTTCAAGTTCATAATTTAAACTGTTTTCAGATGTATCTATAGTGTCATCAAAAAAAGTAGATAAGTTCATATTGAAATAAAGAGAGTATGATCTAAGTAAAGGTAAACTAACTGCTCTTTTATGGCCCTCAATACTTGAAATAGTTAGTATTGATACGTCTAGTGCTTCGGCTAAATCCTTTTGACTAATACCAGTAGAAACTCTAAGCTCTTTTAATTTATCAGCTAATAATTTTTCTTCATTAGATATACTATGTGCAGGTATCATTTAAAACTCCTACTGCTAACTTGATAATTATATTTATTAATATTATATATATAACAAAAGTGTTATAAATACAACTTTGATGTTAAAGAATTAATCTATTTCCCCAATATTCCCCAAAACCTATTGACATTAATAAAAATATAAATTTTACTAATATTAATGTTATGTTACTAAGTTTTTTCTTATACATATAAAGTTATTTTTACAAGCACAATTAAGATAACTTTTTTGGCAGAACTGTAGAATGTCAGCTCATAGTTCTTAAACCTAGTCCATAAAAACTTAGTAACTAACAGAATTGAGGAGCAGCTTATTCGTTTTTCTCCTTTCTTTATAATAAAAATGACTTTATAGCTGCTCCTCTTACTAGAAAAGGAATAATAAATGGTTACTAAATTTAATATTTTTGATGAAGAAACTTTATATAAACCTCATGAAATTAAAAAAAAGTGGGGAATAAGTGAAGGTCTCTGGAATGAGATCAAACACAATATAGATCATACTGTATTGAATCCGGGAGCTAAGAGAAATAAAAGACGATTGTATTTAGGTACAGATTTAAATAAATATATGAGAATGAATTCTAATGTTTAATAACTTGAAATTTTTCTTAAATCTTTTTTTTGATAAGTACATACTTTCATACAACGTTAACTATATATACATAGTATATATAAAATAGGTGGATAGGAAGTATAGGTACTTATTTTTTTTTAAATCTTAATTAAAAGTTAACTTAAAAGAATTAAATATATATGTATTAAAAGATTAAGTAGTCTTAACGTAAAAGGGAGAAATGAATAAAGCAGCAATATTTTTAAGAGTATCAACTAAAGATCAAGATACTTTAAATCAACGATTTGAATTAGAAGAACGTGTTAAGTTTGATGGATTAGAACTTTATAAGGTATATGAATATAATCAATCTGGTTATAGACCTCAATCAAAGCATTATCTAAAAGAAATACTTATAGATGCTAGAAAAAGAGAATACTCTACCTTGTATATTTGGGCATTAGATAGATTATCCAGAAGAGGAATGTTAGATACTCTAAAAACACTTCAAGATTTTTCTGATCTGAATATTAAAGTTATATCCCTAAAAGAATCTTTTGTAGAAATGATTACAGATGATAAATATGGAATGAAGGAACTAATAGCAGGTGTTTTTGGTTGGATAGCTAAATTTCAGTCTGATAGAGCAAGTGAACGTATTAAAGCAGGTAAGAAGAAAGAAAGAGCTGCAGGTAAAACTCTTGGTAGACCTAAAGGATCTAAAGATAAAAAACCAAGGGCCAAACTTGGTTACTTCGGCAATAAAAACCAGATAAAAAAAGTAAAGGAAACATCAATTGCATAACCCTTAAGGGTTATGAGGCCCCTAAATCCCCAAAAAATTAATTCCAAAAAGTAAAAAAAAAAATAGTCCTTAAGGTTTAGAACTAATTCTAAAAATTAGGATAAAAAAAAGGAGCAGTAAATGTACAAAGAGTACAGGTATCAAATTTTAAACATGACTAGAGAGAAAAAAAAAGGGTATACATATCAATATTTTGATGGAGAAGATCATCTAAAACCATCTGATAATCTTCTTAAACTTTATGAAAATATAGATAATGTTTTTTGGGAACATACCTTAGATATGAGAACTCTATCATTATTAATAGTTGAAATTATAGACAATGCAGAATTAATAAATGAAATAAGCAAAATAGTTATTACTGAAGATTACGCAAAAAAAGGAGATAGAAAATGAACTCAAATACATCTGTAAATTTTGATAAAAAGCGAGTAGATGAAGTTGCAGAAGAAAAATTCAATGAATTGATAAGAATAGTCGCTGAACAGGTACGAGAAGAATACTATGAAGATGATGAAGAAATACTTAGATTTGAAGCATCTAAAATTGCATTTTCAATATTACTTGAAGTATTAGTACCAAGAGTAGCTGACACACTAAATAATTTAAGAAAAATTATGGATTTTTCTGAAAAGGATTACATAAAGATTAATAAAAAAGAATGGAACGATACCAGAGCTTATTTAATCGGTCTTGAACAATGGGTACAAAATAGAATCATTCAATTTAAATCTAATGTTCAAAAAGAATTACTAGAGTACAAATAAACATGGTAGAAAAAACAGGAAAAATTTCAACTGAAAAAAATGAAAAAAATGAGTAACAAAAAAACTATAGTTAATTTGAATAGATACAAAGTTATAAAAATTAAAAACTTTATAGCTGATGAATTTATTAAAAATTTTCATTATTTAAGTTCATATCCCACAAATATTAAAAATAGAAAATTTGGTTTATTTGAAAATAATAATTTAATAGGAGTTGCCAGTTTTGGTGCTTGTGTATCAAGAAATCTAACATTTAATTTAATTCCAAATATAGATCCAAGTAATTTTATAGAACTTAATAGATTAATTATTATTCAAAATAAAAAAAATCTTTTATCTTGGTTTGTATCAAAATGTCTAAAAAAGTTAGATGAAAAAATTATAGTAAGTTATGCAGATCCTAAATATCATTCTGGATATATTTATCAAGCTCTAAATTTTATATATACAGGTCTAACTAAAAGTACAAATATTAATATAGCAGCAGGATCATATAGACATAAAGATAATAAAGCTGAATACATAAATATTAAAAACAATTCTAAACATAGATATATATATTTCAATGGATCAAAAAAATTTAATAAATATTGTAAGAAAAATTTAATTTATAAAATTTACGATTATCCAAAAGATAAAAATTTAATTTCAAAAATATATAAATTTGAAAAAAAAGAATTACAAGGATTGTTAGTCTAAAGGAGAAAATAATGACAGATCAAGATAAAGATTATGAAAAATATCAAGTTTATAAAAAAATACCTGTAGAAGATCGTTTTTGGCATATGATGAAGCGATTAGATGAAATAGAAGAACTTTTAGAAAAGGATAAATAAATGGTAATGAATCAAGGGTTAAATCCAGATGCAACAGGATATGAGAGACCTACAACTCTAAAAAAATTGATGAATCCAATGGAAGTATCAGGAGAAGGAATGAATACTCCAAAACAAATTGGTGAATCTCTAAAATCTACAACTACTGTTCAAGATAATTTCTATTCCGGGTTTGTTTCTGCTAATAGACAGTATGCAATTAAACATTGTTTTCTAAAAGAGTTTGAGAGAAAAAGAGTTCTAGGTATAGAGCTTGATAAAAAGAATTTTGGGTTATATGCAAATTTAGATACGTTAGCTGCTAAAATGGCCCTCTTAGAGCTTCAAACTTCAAACTCTGTAGAAGGTAGATATCAAGATAATATGGTTACATCTATTACTGGTGGAGTTAAAAGGATCTGGAATAAATTTATGGGTAAACCAGATAATCATGAAGGAGTTCCTCAATGATAATGTCAAAAAAAAATCCACAAGTGAAATTAATAAAATTCAATATGGATAAATCAGTTCAAATAGTAAATGCTGATGTTAATAAATCTATTATTGAATATCAAAAAGAAGGGTTTGAAGCAAGAAATGAAGGATATTCAGAATATAAAAAAGATAAATTATTTGGATTTATAAGGGCCAAAGATGACAAAATTAAAAGTTGTTTTATTGTCCGTGAAAATGATCCTGCTCCTTTGGTTTTTGATAAGGAATCAATGTATGGATCTACTGTAACTCCAGATCAGCTTGTATACCATGAGGACGAATCTTTTAGTAGAAAAGTATCAGAAGTTGAGAGCAAAAAAGCAGCAGGACCTCAAGAATTTATAGTAAAAGCATTAGGTATAGTTTGTATATGTCTTGCAATAGGTTTTCTATTACAAATATCAATAGTTGGAATCCCAAATATAGGAGGAGTAGGTGGAAATTAAAAATTTATCTAAAAAAGAAGTAATTGAATTAGAAAAAAAAGTTCATAGAAACTATTTTTTATTTTTTTTATTTGGTTTTTGTGCAGCAATATTTATTGAAAAGGTATTTCCAATATGAAGCACAATCTAAAAATAAAAGACGTATTTAACAAAAGAGAAAAAATTGGAATTATAATTAATTTTCTATTATTTTTTTCATTAGGAGGATATGCTGCAACAGTATCTCCTGCATCTGGAATAATATTAATGCTTTTAGGGTTTGCTCCTCCAATTTTTTTATTCTGGAAAAGAGCAAAAGATAATTTTATGGAAGTTATAAGAATAACTTCAAAAGATAACGTAACAAGAATAAATTTTGAATCTTGGAGCAAAGAAGAAGTATTAAATTTAGATAGGAATTATTTCTGGAGTAGAGCAAATAAATTAATTGCTATAGGTACAGATTTTGATAATGAATTTAAACCAATATATCCATTTAATAGAGATTTACCTGCAATAACTTCTGGTCAAATTAAAAGATCAGGAGTTCAAGAAGTAGCTGATGATTTAATGGTTTCAGAAAAATCAATTCTTAAGGAAGCAGTTGTACTTGGAGGAATATTTTTAATAATAGGGATTTTAATATTCGTAAATTATGCCATGTTTAACAGGATCTTAGACAGCTTATGATTTTATGTATTGATAGTTCTGGTATAGTAGCTTCTGGTTTATTAATCTCTGGAATGGTTATATTTTTTACTGTAATTTATGTAGTAATTTATTATAGGAATAGAAAATGAAGTCTCCATACTATGAATTATATGTATGTAAAATATGCGAAGAAAAATTTCCATCTGGTCATTTAAAAAGTGGATTTTGTTTTTACTGTATAAAAAAATTAGAAAAGATAAAAAAGAAACATAATGTATAATCAAGATTTTTATTATAAAGACAGTACAATGTGTGGAATTATTGCTCCAAGAGGAGTAGGAAAAACTTTACTTTTAACAGCTTTAGCCCATGAAGAATTACTTGATGCTCTGAATAATGGTTATGAAAATTTTCGTATTTTTCACAATGGATTTTTAAATAAAAACTGGTGGAAAAAACAATTTGGAGGAGATTATTTAGTTGAAATTGGATTGCAGGATATTATCGAAACTGTTCAAACAACAGAATCTCCTATGAGTAATGGATTAGTTTTAATTGATGAAATCGCATCTATTCAAGATAATAGATATGGAGCTACTGGATATGGTAATGTTCTTTTTTCTCATTGGGTTGTCATAATAAGAAAAGTAGGTCTTGCTATTATGTGGGCAGGTCAAAATGAAGAAGTTGATAGACGTCTAAAAATGCAATGTGATATTGTAGGTTTTCCAGTTGTTGCAAGAGCTGAAAAAGGAAAAGAAGTAGGAGTGACTTTTGTCTATCAAAATGGAACTTATTCTTATGAAGGAAATAGAAGGAAATTTTTATTCAATAACCTTGATAAATTTTGGAATGCTTACGATACATCAAGAATTATAAAATCTGTACAGATTAACAAAGCTGATATTAATATGATGCAAGAAGGAAATCTCCAACAAGAAATATACTATCAAATTTATGACCATTTAAAAAACAAATCTAGTAAGAGAATGAACATTATGGAAATTAAAAAATTAACTGGTGTAGATTGGAATATTAAGAAACTAGATAACTTTATAAGATATTTTGGAAATTCGGTTAAAGGTAATAAAGGTATGTTTACTTTTAATCAGCTCTACGATTAGACCTATTGAAAAATTTTTCAATATTTTATATTTTTTAAATGATAGTGTAAAAAATCCAGAAAGATTTTATGTTTTAGATGGTATCTAAAGGTCTGTTTTCTTTAGTTATAATTGGGTTTGGATTCTTTACACTATCTGTAATGATTTTGCCCATTAGTAACCAAGTTAATGATTTGAGAACTGATGCTCAAACTGATACTGCTCTTGCTTGTACTACAGGCCCTGCAGCAACTTCTTGTACTATTACACTAAGTGCTAAATCTGCATACGAACCTGCAGCTCCAAACATGACAGTTACAGAGACTTCTCCCGGTACTGGTACTAAAACATTCACTCTGGATTCTAACCTATTAGATGTTTCTATATCTGGATTATCTTCCAGTACCTCTTACCAATTTACAGTCAATTATTTTAAAGTTGATCCTGTAATTGAAGGTGCAACAAGTCTTGATTCTATCTTGAAAAGATTTAATTTAATTCTTGTTATTGGTACTTTGATAGTTCTGGTCGTAGGTGTGGGATTAAGTTTTAACTATAGGAATTCTTTTAGTTAAAAAATTCAATTAAATAAGGTTTTTATTATGCAATTAAATAAACTCGGTGCAGTTATCTTAATGCTTGGAATGTTAGTAGGATTTTTACTTCTAATGCCAATAATTATTGATTCAACAACTGCAGCATCTGCTCAAGCAGCTTTAAGTGGAGATGATGCAACAGTTTCTACATTAAATATTTTTCCATTACTTGCTTCTTTAGGTGGTATTGGAGTTACTCTATTTTTTGTCGCTTCTGTTTGGAGATCTTAATTTGCTAATAGAAAGGTTAAATAATGAGTACGAATAAAATCGTAGCTATAATTGGAGCTGTAGTGACCTTAGTCGCATTTTTGGCTATTTTACCTACAATCCTCTCTAGTACTACGACTGCAGCTCAAGCAGCTAATGCTCAGCAATACACAGACGTAGAAGCAATAATAAAACTCCTACCTCTTGTTTCTGTAATTGGTGGTGTTGGTGTTGCAGGGTTAATTGCATTCACTGCAGCTAGACAAACTCAATAAGAGTAAACTTGATGGCCCAACAATAGTCCCCTCTATATAAGGGCCATCAAACAAAAAAAGGAGGGTATAGTGCCAAAAGAAAAATACAGGCAGCAAATAAAAGAGCTTAGAGAGCTAAAAAAAGATGGAAAACAAATAGCTAAACTTGGTGGAAGAATGATTGATAAAAAAATTTCAAATCTCCAAACAAAGTTAAAAGGTTATAAACCAAGAAAAAAGTTTAGGAGATAAACAAAATGACAACACAAACTAAAGATCCATATGTTGCATTTTTAGAGTCAGAATTAAAGAAAAAAAGTTCTATTCCAAAAAAGAAAAAAGTAAAAGCAAAGAAAAAAAGAAAAAATAGAAAAAAAGTTGTTAGCAAGTCTAAACAAAAGAAAACTAATTTTTCAAAATCTTTTGGAGATTTCTTAACACCAAAAGGAGAAGGATCTTTTACTAAATTTGTATCTGATCTAAGAGAAGAACGAGCAAAAAATAAACAAGCTAGACTTCAAAAGAAAATAGACAGAATTAAATTTAAAACTGCAAGCTTTGAAAAAGAAGCTAAATTAAAAAAGGAACTTGAAGATTTAAAAAAATTAGAAAAAAAATTATCTAAAAAAGAAAAATTTGAACTTCTTAGAGAAAAAGTAAAAGCAAGAACTAAAAGAAGAAATTTTGTAAAAAAAGTAAAAGGATTTTTTAGATAATGAGTTTTCCATTTTTAATATTAGCAGGAGTATCTGTTCTGATATTTGCATCAAGTGTTCAAAGTAATTCAAATACAAATACAATTCCTTTATTTATATATCTTATTTATTCACTTGCAGGAACATTATTTTTATTTTCAATTATAAGAGCTATGAGAATGTTAGGTAGATGAGAAATCTAAAAAAAAAATATATACATATAACTACAGTTGCATTATTAATAATTTTTGCAGCAAGTAATTTTGCTAATACTCCAAATACTCTTGTAGCTTCTACACCTACACCTACACCTACTCCAACTCCTGTACCTCCTGCAGGAATACCTCAGATGTCAATTAAAGAAGCTCTTGGATTTGCTAATGTAACTAATCATAGATCAGGAGTTCAACCAAACGATTTTTTTATATTGATTAGATATGAATTAAATATTGGTACTGCTCCTAACACTCAATGGTGTAAATCTCCAGAATATCTTGAAAATGATAGTGGGTGTGAACTTACAAATCCCAATCCAGAATTTCCTTTTAGCTTAAAAGAAGGCAGGGTATACGTTGAATATCAAGAATGTAATGGATCACCTGCATCATGTACAGGTACTGGAATAATGCACTTACAAAATGCAAAAATTCCAAGAATAGGTAAGGGATTAATGGGTATTTATGGAGAAGCTCCTGCAGCTTCAACTTTTGGATTTAATCCTTCATTAGTTCCGGGTAAAGTTTGCTTAAAATATAATTCTGATTATTTTGATCCTGCAGCTAATGGATCTTGGTTATGTCAGCAGGTACAAAATATGAATTCATTAACAACCCCCGGAGGTAATGTTTTAGCAGCAGAAATATCTGGATCTTCTGGTATTTTATATAATTTAGAAACTGATCTTGGATTACCAGAAAACACTTTAGTTACTACTCAAGGTCTAGTATCAACAGTTGGAGAAGTATTTCTCCAAGAAGCATTACCGGGTATTAAGAGAGTTGCAGTAGATGTATTTGGAAAATCTGTATTTGAAATTGGATTAGAAAATCCTAACAGTTCAGCTTCATCTGTTGGTGTTGATTCTGGATTACAAAATAAAATAGTTGCTAATGCTACAGCTAAAGGAACTACTAATGATTTAAACATTATTTCAGCTCAATATTTAGGGTTTGACTCTGGAGGATATGCTGCAACAATTATATTCATTATTTTAGGTTTGTTTGCAGGAGGAGCAGTATTTATTGCAACTCAAAATGCTTTCTTTTCTTTTTCAGCTTTAGTAATGATGATTCTACCGGGATTATATATTCAAGGTGTTTCTGTCGCTTTTTTATTTACTGCAATTAGTATTGGTATAGTTTTTGGTAGTTGGTACTGGATAAGGAGGAGTCCGGAATAATGTCAGGTAAACTTATTGCAACTCTTTTTGTACCCTATCTAATTATCGCTATTTTAGGTGTAATTTCAAAAAATGAATATTCAGAAAATCCAGATAATGCCAATAATTTAGTTAATGCCATGATTGATGTTAGAGTAACAGATGTAAAAGCAGTTGGAACTGCAGCTTATACAGGAGAAGATAAAGAAAATATTTTAGAATCTGGTTTTAGTTTTTTAACAGATGCAACTGGTACAATGTTTGGATTTAGTAAATTTTTATTTTCTACTCTTACTCTTAGCTATTCTTGGTGGTCTCAATGTAAAAAATCTACAGATGAAGATGCAGGATATAATTCTGATGGTCAAGTATTAGATGGAGGTACTGGAGATTGCTATATTGATTCTGTAGGTAATGTAGCAAAAGATGCTCCTCTTCCTTATATGCTCGTCAGATATTTAATAATTATCATGGCCCTTCCTGCAATCTATGTTCTTGTATTCAAATCTGCAGAATTATTTGCAAGATTTATTAATGCTGCAGGATCTGCTTTTGCTTCAACTTTTGCATTTTTGAGAGGAGTTTAAGTTGCTACAATATTTTTCATTAAAAGCTAGAGAAACTCCAAGAAAAATAAATAAATTTGTAGTTGCTGCAGTTTTATTTCTAATGGCTATTACTTACTATTTAGCTACTCCTGCATTATGTAAACTTGAAGCAGCATCAGTAAATGATTATTGTAAGAAGTTTACACTCTCAATTAATAACAGTAGTTCAAGCACTTTTAGTAATAAACCAATATTATTTGAAAATGTAGATATGGCTTCTTGGAATTCTAATGATTATATAGATGATTTTGGGTGGTCCATTTATCCATATCAAGCATCTTTAGCTAATGAATATGACGTACTGTTACAAGATATTGATGCAGTATCATCTAATCAATGGTATATTTTACCTTCAATTACTCCGGGAGATTCAACACTTCAAATATTATTAGGAGCTAATGATATACAAAGAAATCAAGGTATTTATTTTACAGGATTAGATTATCTAAAAGTAAATAATCATAATGATTTTAACCAAAGTTATTTTTCATTTACTGCAGTTATTGAAGATCCTGTAATTGATTCTGGTCTTGGCCCACACTTACCAACAACTCATACATTTTTAGAAAAGTATGATGAAACTCTTCTAACAGGTGTAAAAGTACAATATTTAAATAATGTAGGTGGAGCAGCTAATGCTAATTCAATTCATGTAAAAACAGATAATTCAACAACTTGTACAAGTGATACTTTTGATGGAAATTCATTAAATAATTTTAATATCTCTGTACAGGTATCAACAGGATCTATTTTAATTTATGTTTATGATGCAGATGGAAACCTTGAAGAATTTGAATCATGTTTTGTTGGAATAAATTATTCAACTAATACACAAGATGTTTATGTTGGAGCTACTTATGATTCTTCATTAACAACTCCAACTACTTCCGATTATTTAGATGATTTAGTAATTAGACAAATAAATATTCATCAAGGCCAAACAACTACACCTATTATAGCAACTTATGGATTTAATCCTTCTGACATGAATCAAACTTCTGCATCAGATCCTAATTATGCAGGAACTATTGCAGATAATTCTCTTAATGGTACAAATCACATAGCAAACTATTATTTCAATAGAGATCAAACTAATTTTTCAGTAACTGCTTCTGCTATTGTAGATTCTGCTGCAAGTGGAAGTACAATTTTTACATCTGAAACTCCAGACCTTGTTGGCCGATGGTGGGGAAGTTCTAATCCCGGTAATAAAGTAGATGGTAATGCTAACTTTTTTGGATTATCTTTTTTGATACCAGATGCTAATTTAGGATTGCCCGATGATTTATGGTATTCACTTTGGTTAAGTGCTTTTGGATTAGTTATGGCTATTGGGATTTTCTGGTTATTTCAGTCAATTCCAATATCTTTATTTGCAGCATCAATACCTTTAGTTCTTGGAACTATTCAAGGTCTCTTAGCTGCTGAATTTATTGTAATATGGTTTCTTTTATTTTTAGCAATTTATAGTACCTTCCAATGGTACGAGAGGAGTTAATTTTTATGGCAAAAAATGAAAAATTATTAGAAAAAGTACAAACAGACAAAGGTCAATTTTATTTGGGTTTAATGATGATGGGAGGAATATTTATTATTGGATCTATTTTAGGAATGTCTCTTTGTAAGATTTTATAGGAGAAAAAAAATGAAAAAAATCTTAGAAAAATTAAATGATTATAGATTACCGGTTAATGTATCTCATTTAGCTTTAGCTTTTAGTTTATTAGCAGTTGGATTTGTAGCATCTAGTGTAAATACACCTTGTTTACAAGCTCAAGCAACTTGTGCTGCAGGAGGTAACAATGAATTTACTGGAAATATATCAGTAAAAGGAGGTACTTCTTATAAAGCAACTTTTGATGCTTCTGGAATAACAGCAGATAGAACACTTACAATTCCTAATGCTGATGGAACTTTAGCTCTTACAAGTGATATTCCAAGTATACCTTCACTAACTGCAGATAAAGTTATGGCTACAGATGGAACTGGAGCTTATACTACTACAGATGTTTATCCATTAACTCTTACTGCTTCTAAATCTTTAAGCACAGATGGATCTGGAAATGTAGAAACTAATGATGTTTATCCATTAACTCTTACTGCTTCAACTCCATTAAAAACTAATGGAACAGGAGAAGTTACAGCAACTGATCTTGATATAACTACCGATATAACTCCGGGTTCAGCATTACAAGAAATTAGAGTTAATTCTGGTGGTACTGCATTAGAATATTATACTCCTTCTTCTGGTGGTGGTAGATGGACATTAGTTGGAGAAGGAACTGCTGTTAACGATAATGCTTATGGAACAGGAACTGCCATTGTATGTTGGTACGACAATACGCAAGGAACAGGAATTGGTGGGAGTGTAGATCAAACCAAAACATATAAATTAGAGTTAGTTCCTACAAATGATCCTTGGTACAATCCGAGTTTACCTAGTTCTGTATATCCACAAGCAAATTGGAAAGTTGATAGTAGTTGTAATACAGGTTCATTAAGTGCTTTTGGTGGTTCAAATAGTGCTGGAGGTCAAGGTTATGATGGTGGAGGTTGGCACTCAAATAATGCAGGGTATCAATATTATAGCCAAAAATTTCACTATCAACAGGGAACAGTTAACAATGGTGGTACTAATGGTAGTCAATGTGGATTTTCAACTTTTGAAATAATTTTTAGAAATGGAGTTCCTATAACTTCATCTAATACTAATAATGAAGGAATTAAATTTAATTATGATAGCCATGCACAATGTTATCAATCAAGCGTTCCCCATGCTTCACAATGGCAATCAGGAGGAGGATTGTCAATTATGAATTCAGGAGACACTTCAGGGGAAAATTTTGATGATGTTACTGGAATGTATTTTGTACATTATGGAGATGGAACTAATTTACCAAAATGGTATTTATATGAATCAAACCATTAAATGAAAATAACAATACATCAATGGAGTAAATTAAAAAAGCTACATAGAGAAATAAGAAAAAATGGCAATAAACGTAAAAGACAGATTATTTAAGGCACCTTCAATAAAAAAAAGGTATGTTTATACCCCTTTAGTGTATGGAGGTATCTTAAAAGGGCTTATTTATATAGCTAAAACTTACAAAATAGAAAAAAAATAGAAAATGATGCAAGAAGAAGAGCTTTTTCAACAAGAGCAAAACCAACCAAAAAAGAAAAGATCAATAACTGGAATAAAAAAAATTGATACTTCTATTAGATCTGGATTTTCCAAAATTAAAAAACCTAGTTTTTTCAAAAGAGGAAAAAAAGATAATATAGATGAATTTGTTTCTCCAGTAGTTGATGTTAGAAAAGGCAATTTTGAAATTTTAAGAGAAGCAGGATTAATTGCTTTTCCTGTAGGTAAAGTTGGAAAAGTAAGTAAAGCTGCTTCTTCTGTAGGTGGTAAAATTCCTTCTGTTTTTAAATCTGCTTTTTCAAGGCAAACTTATAGACCTCAAAAAAGATCAGCTTCATATATAGCAAAACAATCTGGAAGTAAAACAACTGCAGCTCAAAGACTTCCAAGACCATTTACACCTAAAACTCAATCTCAAGCTATATTACAAGAGGAATTAATGGAGCAGGGAATACCTCAAACATATAGATTATCTCAAGGAGCTTTAGCAAGAGCTGAAACAAGAAATTTAATTAGATTACAAACTCAAGCAAAAAAAAGAATTGAAGAATTAAAAAAGAATGTTCCAAGAACTGAAACTTTAACAGCTAGAACTACAGATCCTATTCCTCCAGTTCCTCAAAGAGTAGGATTTGCAAGACCTATTCCAAAAGAAGGAGATTTAACACCTCTTCAAGTTATGGGATTAACTACAACTGGTACAGGTGTTGCTGCAGGTGTAGTTGCTCCTCTTATTCCTAGTAGACAACCAGATAGACCTACAAGACCTACACAACCAAAACCTCAAACTCCAACTCCAACAGGGCCAATAGGCCCTCCAGATGTTCCTGCTCCTCCAAGTCCACCTACTCCTCCTGCTCCTCCTGTAGTTCCTCCTCCTTTTGTACCTCCTCCTGCTCCTGCTCCTGCACCTGCACCACCAGATATTCCACTTCAACCTCAAGAAGTACCAGAAGATCCAACACCAGATATTCCAGATCCAAAACCAAATATAGATATTCCAGATCCTGCTCCACAAGAAGTACCAGATCCTGCACCTGCTCCTGCACCTGCTCCTGCACCTGCACCTGCACCTGCTCCTGCTCCTCCTGCTCCTGCTCCTCCTGCTCCTGCTCCTCCAAAGACTGGGAGACAATGGCCCATTGTACCTACACTTGAAAAAGAAGATAAACCACCATTTAATTTGGCTGATTATTGGACTCCTAAAGAAGCTCCTAC